CACGGCTGATATCAAGCCGCGCCGCCAGTTCAACAGAATTGGCTTTACCCATCGCTTTCAGTGCATGCAATACGGTTCCCATTAAAATTTCCTCCGGATAAAAATTACTTCTCAAATCAGACAAAACCAGCCGCTTTCCGGCGTTCATACTCCTGTTTCAGCAACTCAATTGGCGTTGGTCCCAACGGGCGTTTTGGTGCCGCCAGTTGTCGCCGTACTGGCGGAACGCTCAGGCCGTTACTAACATGCTTTGCCCATTTCGTCAGCTGCCGTTCTGCAAGCCGTTTTAATTCCCCTTCGGTCATCTGGCGTTCAATCCCCTTTGAACGCATCTCGAGGCAAATGTGATACAGCACAGGCTGAGGCCACGGATATTTGTCGCTTCCGTTATATCGCCAGGACTCATTACGCCAGCGGCGATACTCCTCCATCACAGCATCCACCGTCAGGCCAAATGGATTGGCCCCGCTTTCCGAAATCAGCGCCACAAACTCAGCCAGGTCCGGAGGCCATGTTTCACCCGCCCGGCAGCGGTCCATGCACTGGCGGCAGACCTGCCGGATTTGCTGCTCAGTCATCGCGCCAATCTGTGCAATCCAGAGCTTCGAAGGTGCGGCCCCGTTCTTCTGGGTCCAGCGGTTCGAATAAACCTCCCCCATGAGTTCCCACAGCTTCCAGGCCGTTTCCGTCGCTGATAAATCCGTTTTCACGTTCCCACTGCTCACGTGCTGCCCGAATTTCCTGAACTGCCCGTGATGCGGTGCCACCTGGTGCTGCTGCATGGTTTACCCCCTTGCTGACTGGTTTAACCTGCGCCCTGACGTGATTTACGTGACGGGCGAATTTCTGCTCCCACTGAATCTGCGTAAACACTTTCCCCTCCGCTGCCCAGTAGTCCCGGAATGCGGTAAGTTCAGCAGGTGTAAATTCTGTCTCCGGCAAAGCCATCCCCCACAACGCAGCCCGTCGTCGAAAATCCCGTGACGGATACCAGCTATCGGTCATCGGAAATTTTCCGATGGGTTCGCTCAGGCCATCCAGGAATACATGGGGGGCTGCCTGTAACGACAAAACTTCCTGCTCACTGATCGGAGCACTCTCGTGTGCGTTATGTGTGGGGTTTAGATCTTTGGGTTCCTTTGGGTTCCGTGATCCGTTTTTGGGTGTCTTTGATGGAAAATTTGGGTGTCTTTGGTTATTTTCCATGCAACAAAGAGTTCCGTTTTTGGGGCTCTTTTGTGCTGAAACATAACCGTTTTCGGTACTGTTTTTATTAACAGCACCAATTTTACCCACCTTTAAAGACACCCGTTTTTGGGTGTATTCAGGCTCGGCAACACTTTCTTCTACACCGATAAGTCGGTACACCACAATTTGCTTTGTTCTGCCTTTTCTCTCACCGGTATCAACAATTAACCCAATCTCCATCAGGTGTCGTAAGCTGTCCTGCACAGTCTTTTTGTTCAGTTCCGTTACTTCTGCCAGTGCAGATACAGACGGGTATGCACACAAATCGGCACCGCACATATCAGCAAGCCAGGTCAATACAGACTTACTGGATGAACTGCCGGTTTTCACCTTTTTAGCCCATCGTAGTGCATCGATACTCATACGAACCCCTGGCAGATATTTGTTTATCTGCAAAGTAATATTGATACTGCTGACGATACGCATGCTTGAAAGCAATAGCTTTTTCTATAAGCTCGTCAGTCTCACGTTCCACAACAGATGGATCCGCAAAAAGCAGCCCGGACTCCACCACATCGCCATATTCTTTGTTTAATCCGGCGATCATGTACGTAATGCTTTTTCCATCACTGATCTCACGATACAACCTGAAATCACTAATTCGGATAGCCTCCATAATTGCCGGAATCAGCGCCGTGAATTTTTTCCGCTTATCCCTGGTGTCGATAGCTTTCCAGCGTTCGAATATCTTCACCCGGTTAACGCCCAGTGCCCGTTGATCAACCTCGCCATCATTAAACGTGATGCGTTGAACATCGATGTTCGGGCGTTCTTTCAGAGCCCAGAATGCTTCCGTGATTAATATCGTCGCCTGTTCCTGTGTCATTCCTGGTCGGCACACCCAGGCATCCAGAGCCTCACAAACCTGTTCAGGGGTGATTTTCATTGTTCAACCGCCCCGCCCGCTTTGCCTTACGATATTCGTCATAAACTTTGGGGTCGTACTGAAGTTCCCCGCCGGATGCCTCTTGCAGGCGCATCGCGCGACCTTCAGGTACTAGCTCCCCTTTCCAGCTATAAAGCGAAGCCAAACGAATACCAGCAGCTTGTGCAAGTTTTGTTTTTGAACCGAAATACAAAAGTGCGTCAGTTTTAAGCATTTAAAGCACCTTAATTGTTAGCCATGGCTAACAAAATAGATGTTAACAAAAACATAGTCAATAAGATTTAGCATTAGCTAACTATGGATACAAAAAATTTAACCATTGGCGAACGCATTAGATATCGCCGAAAAAACCTCAAATACACCCAAAGGTCTCTTGCTAAAGTCCTGAAAATTTCTCACGTATCGGTTTCACAATGGGAGCGGGATGATAGCGAACCTACAGGAAAGAATCTTTTTGCCCTCAGCAAAGTACTGCAGTGCTCGCCAACATGGATTCTATTTGGCGATGAAGACAAGCAGCCATCACCACCTATTGAGGAGCCAGTTGCTCTATCCCCCAAAGAACATGAGCTCCTTGAGCTTTTTAATGCATTGCCTGAATCAGAACAGGATGCTCAGCTCACCGAGATGCGCGCCCGAGTAAAAAATTTCAACAAACTCTTTGAAGAGTTATTAAAAGCCCGTCAACGAACAAACAAAAGATAACGCAATCAATGCGTTATCTTTTTGGCTGCCCAAAATGTTAGCCATGGCAAACAAAAATACTTGACCAAATTGTTAGTCATGGCTAATCTTGCTTGCATCAAGACACCGCACGGTGTTCTCAGCAAACAGTTCCGCTACCCCGGCGTTAAGGGGAAATGAGGTCAGCATGGATACTATCGATCTTGGCAACAGCGAATCTCTGGTATGTGGCGTGTTCCCCAACCAGGACGGCACGTTCACCGCGATGACGTATACCAAAAGCAAAACGTTTAAAACCGAAAATGGTGCCCGTCGCTGGCTGGAAAGAAACTCAGGTGAGTGATATGGATTTCGACACAATCATGGAAAAGGCTTATGAAGAATACTTCGAAGGTCTTGCCGACGGCGAAGAAGCTCTCAGCTTCAACGAATTTAAACAGGCGCTTTCCAGCTCGGCAAAATCTAACGGCTGATAAGCGAAACAGCACCGCGAGGAATCAGTATGCAGAAACGAGAACCCGTCATCATCGCACCAGACTATACCGATGATGAACTTTATGAGTGGATGCGCCAGAAAATTAATGCAGCGCAGGATCTGAAATGGGCCAATGAAGCCAGGGCTAAGCAGGCTGAAAATCTGTCCGCTCTGGAGCAGGATATCACCAATCTGGAAAAAGCAGCGGCATTAAGCATTGCCAGAATGATTACATACCCGCGTTAATAGCTAACCAACGAAGCTAAGGTTGGTAATTAAGTAGTTCTCCACGGGTGAGGTGGAGTGCGTGCGCCGGACGCGGGTGAGCATCCGGCACTGACAGTTTACTGAAAGGATATTTCCCTGAAAAGTCAGACCATAACGCGAAAGCGCACGGCGAGGTAGCTGGTTCATAGATAGCCTGTCGTTAACTTTTCGTCGACCGTGCGCTTCCGGTTGTGGCAACCCGCGAAATGGTGCGGCGGTAAGTATGGAGGGGTTATTTCTTCCCCGTTGAGGACACCGGGTTGTCAGGTTGACCATACGCTTAAGTGACAACCCCGCTGCAACGCCTTCTGTTATCAATTTTCTGGTGACGTTTGGCGGTATCAGTTTTACTCCGTGACTGCTCTGCCGCCCTTTTTAAAGTGAATTTTGTGATGTGGTGAATGCGGCTGAGCGCACGCGGAACAGTTAAAACCAAAAACAGTGTTATGGGTGGATTCTCTGTATCCGGCGTTAATTGTTAACTGGTTAACGTCACCTGGAGGCACCAGGCACTGCATCACAAAATTCATTGTTGAGGACGCGATAATGAAAACGTTATTACCAAACGTTAATACGTCTGAAGGTTGTTTTGAAATTGGTGTCACTATCAGTAACCCTGTATTTACTGAAGATGCCATTAACAAGAGAAAACAAGAACGGGAGCTATTAAATAAAATATGCATTGTTTCAATGCTGGCTCGTTTACGTCTGATGCCAAAAGGATGTGCGCAATGAATTCAGCATTTGCACTTATTCTGACGGTTTTTCTTGTTTCCGGAGAGCCAGTTGATATTGCAGTCAGTGTTCACAGAACAATGCAGGAATGTATGGCCGCAGCAACCGAACAGAAAATTCCAGGCAACTGTTATCCGGTCGATAAAGTTATTCACCAGGATAACGAAATCCCGGCAGGATTTTAAAACAGCACCGTAATAAATATCCAGTTTCATTCTTATATGTCAGCAATGGCAGAGATTTGTTCACCCTTAAATCTGTGATGAGGTTTATCAATAATGAGCACTGATAAAGAAGAATTTGCACTATATTGCGAAGCAAAAAATGACAAAGTAAGAAAACGCCTGGGAATTAAAGGTGGTTTTTACTGGACTACAGCAAAAAAATTATCTGTTGCAATCTCCCGCTGCATTACTGCAATGGATGACAACGATTATGATGAAGACGACTTTAAAAAACCCGTCCGCGTCAATTTGCCCGTTGTTGACGACCTTCCGCCAGAAGGCGTGTTTGATACTGAATTCTGCAACCGCTATGAAAAAGGCGGGAAAGATGGCATCACAATGACATTTATCGGCCCTTCCCCCTCTGTTCAGGACAAACCAGCCAGCACTGACAATACCAACATCAACGGCGAAGACATGACTGAGATTGAGGAGAGCATGCTTCTGCCTGTCTCCGGTCAGGAATTGCCCATTCGTTGGCTTGCTCAACACGGCAGCGAAAAACCAGTAACGCACGTTTCACGCGACGAACTCCAGGCATTACACATTGCACGGGCTGAAGAACTACCGGCTGTTACTGCCCTGGCTATTTCGCATAAAACCAGTCTGCTCGACTCGCTGGAGATTCGCGACCTCCACAAACTGGTTCGTGACACTGACAAAGTTTTCCCTAATCCGGGTAATTCAGACCTGGGACTAATAACTGCTTTTTTCGAAGCATACCTGGACGCTGACTACACTGATCGAGGTCTGCTGACAAAAGAGTGGATGAAAGGAAATCGTGTTTCACGCATCACCCGCACGGCTTCCGGTGCTAATGCTGGCGGTGGGAACAAAACCGATCGCAATCCGAATTTAGTACACACCCTCGACACACTGGATGTGGAGATTGCAGCTGCCACACTTCCGATGGATTTTAATATTTATGAAATTCCGGGCAGCGTTTATCGTCGCGCAAAAGAAGTAGTCCTGAAAAAAGAAAGTCCGTTCAAAGAATGGTCCGCAGCACTTCGTGCAACCCCGGGTATTCTGGACTATTCCCGCGCCGCTATTTTTGCACTTATCCGAAGCGCACACCCTGAATTTTATCACTACCCGGGACGCCTTCAGGGGTATATCAACGCCTATTTGACGGAAACTGATCACGAGAACCCCAGCAAGGAAACTCTCACAGCTGCCCGGCATACGCCGGAAAAAGATATCCTGGAAGAAATTAACCGCGAGGTGGTTACTGAACGTGAAACAGAAGAAGAAAAACCACAACCATCTGACGCAATGGCAGGTGAACAGGCAACAACTGAAACAATGGAACCGGATACAACTGAACATTGCCAGAACGCTCAGTCGCAGGTGAGTTCCGCTAACCAAGTAAAAGTCACCGCTGACGAAGTAAACAAAATTATGCAGGCAGCCAATATCAGCCAGCCTGACGCCGATAAGTTACTTGCTGTATCGCGTGGTGAATTTGTTGAGGGGATTAGCGACCCGAATGATCCGAAATGGGTTAAGGGGATTGAAACCTGCGATTCTGTGAACCAGAACCAGCAAGAAACGGAACAGAACGACCAGAAAGCAGAACAAAACAGCCAAAATGCGTTACAAGACGAGCCAGAAACGAAACAATCCGAACCAGTAGCGCAACAGGAAGAGGAAAAAGTCTGCACCGCCTGCGGTCAGAGCGGTGGCGGCAACTGTCCTGACTGTGGCGCGGTGATGGGCAACGCAACCTACCAGGAAACACTCGATGAAGAAAATCAGGCTGAAGCTCAGGAAGAAATGGAAGGCTCTGGCGGCGATCACTACCACACCACAGATAATGAAAGTGGCGAGACAGCAAATCCCTTAATTAAGGTGAACGGTCATCGTGAAAGCACATCCACCAGCAGGTTGTGGCACCATCTGATGATTAACCTTGAAACAATGGGCAAAAATCCTGATGCCCCAATAAACGCTCTGGCCGGTAAGTTTTTTGATCCGGCAACCGGAGAGATGGGGCCAGAATTCAGCAAAACTATCGATCTGGAAACCGCAGGCGGAGTCATCGATCGGGACACCATTAAGTGGTGGCTGAAACAGTCACGGGAAGCACAATCAGCCATTCTGACCGA